AGTCTTTGCTTTTAATTTACGTTTACCATCCATATCAGTAGATTCTTCTGCATGAGTTAAGAAGAATACGGTTAAGTCTTCTCTCAAGTCTTTAGGCATTCTAGCTATACGAGCTAAACCTGCACCGATCTGAGTGAATTTTTCATAACCTTTCTCGTCTACTCTTTCAAAGAACTCAAATGAGCTCATGTACTGAAAATCATCTACCACTATGGTTTTGATTTCAGGACGCTTGTCATTTACATACTGTAATGCTGCATAAATATTCTGGGTGCTAGACTTATCATACATATTACCTGTAGGATTGTCTTTAGACCATATAGAATACTTTGACTTCCATCCTTTAAAGGGTAACGGTTTGTTAGCCACATTAATGATGAAGGTTTCTTTCGGGTCCAGGGTCTCAATAGCTGTAGACTTACCTGCACCGGACTCTGCAATAATTAATACTCCTTGTGCCATGTGATTGTTATTATTTGTTATTTAGATTTTATAAGCTCGTTTAACCAATTCTTACTACTTACAGGCTTACCTGTATGGATAGCATAGTAATCTCTAATAGTCATCTCACTATACGGAGCATCTGATGAATCCATAGAAGCAGGTGCTGGATACATAGGCATGTCTTTTAAAGACGGGTTAGCATTTGTTGTAAAGATGTTCTGTGTACTCTCTACTGCTGCATATTTACTAATAGCAATAGACTGAGGATTAACAGATCTTAGTTGTTCAATAGGGACTAAATAAGAACCTTTCTCATTTAATTCATACTCTTCTTCAAAAGCTGCATTGTAAGGGATTCTATACACTGTACGTTTAACGTCTGCAGGGTCTAGCTCTCTAGTAACTAATTCAAAATAGAAACCTTTTTCTTTCTTGAACTCTGATGAAAAGATACCTACTACTAACCTTCCTGATTTATCATGGAAGGGCATTTTCATATTGAAGTCTGTGATACTAATACCAAGATCTTCAATTAATGTTTTATGATGGGATCGTACAGCTTCAAGCTTACTACGCTTCCATTCTTTTTTCTGCTCATCGGCAGACTGTAAAAAATTAAAATCTGACATAATCTGTTTTTTGTTAAGGTTGAAATTGATTTGTTGTAAATTGCTGTCCAGCTGTTTGATTTCTAGCTGAACGTCTTTGATATGTACCTGTTGGATTCTGAGAGTCAAACTCTGGCACTTCTATTAATTTTTGTCTATTAAAATTAGCATCCATGAATAGTAAGTTATTATCATCTGATCCGTTTCTCACTTTAAGTAAGTGCATAAAGATATGATTCTTTTTAGCATCATACTCTTTAGGCCCATATAAAGGAATGTTTGCTTTATGAGGATTGTTTAATGCTAATAGCATATCTGATCCTTGCATAAGAGCGTCACCACCAAATACATCTGATGATACAGGATAGTTACCAATTTTACCTGGCTCCTTTCTTGAAGGCTCATCAATTGTACGGTTAAGTTGTGTGATCATAAATATGATGACAGGAAGTTCTTTCTTAACTTGCATTAAGGCTTCTACAGTGTTATACAATGTAGCAATCTTCTCTTTCTCATCTGGTGCTTTTTTAATTAACCAGCTATGATCAATGGTCACTATTAACGGTTTGCTACCAAGAGCAACATAATATTGTTTAATAGCATCTACTATCTGTCTATTGTTAATAGGATTATTTATTTGTAATCTATGTATACCTTGACTCTCTAGTAATTCAGTCTCTTTAATATACTTTAATAATAGATTATAACTATAATCATCAAGAGCTTGTGTAGTACTTAAGATTTGATTATAGTCAAGAGCAGTCTCTGCAGCAAAAGCTCTAGAGCCTGACTGTTTAGCTCCCATTTCAAATTGGAACTCTAAGATGTTAAAGTCTTGTCCAGGATTTAATTTACGAGCTTCTCTTAAAATCTGACTTACAATAAGTGTTTTACCTGCACCAGGTCTTGCACCAATTGTAATAAGAGAGCCCCATTCTATACCGTTGACACCAGCTTTGTTAAGCCCAGGCCAAGGTGTTAGTAAAGATTTAATGTTTCCTTTACGTCTATCATCTACGTATTTAGCAGTCTCTGTTAAGATTTCTGAATACTTTCTAGCACCGTAAAGTCTTTCTTTCTGTTCTGACATTATAAAGTGGTTACAATGTTCTTAAGATCCACTCTAACTTCATTTAATGTTTCTATCTTTCCTTCTAGAACAGCTTTAGTCATTAAATTATTAACAGCTAATTTAAAACCTTCTAAACTAATCCCGTAGATTGATTTCTTCTCATTAAGAGGAATAGTAATTTGATAGAATTTATCTTCTATCTCTTTTTCATAATCTGTCATACACTGTGTTTTTGTAATTTTGAGGGATGTGAAGTTAATAAATGTGTTTATAACTTCCAAAAAATATCTAAATTATTTTTAAATATTTAATATTTTAGGGTCATCTAATATAGCTTGACAAGTGTCCGCTAATTTAGACGTGTCATTTTTAAGTATAAAATAACTACTAGTGGCCATAAATTTATAGTCTAGCTTCTTATAGTAATTTACGTAATAATCCGTAGCATCCAAAACTAATTCCCAATCATATTGAGGGTACTTTTTGAAGAACTCTACAAACTTTTTTGTAAGCTCAGCAGGCATTTGTCTACCTAACTCTTTAGAAGGCAGTCTGTTAGCAGGAAACATTTCCCTGTATTCATTTACATTTTTTATAAAATCATCACCTAAAATTTCTTTTGTAATTCTAGACTTAGTCTTCTTTAAAAATGTTTCAAATTCATCTAAAATATATAATGCCCCTTCTGTTAATTTACCATCAGAGGTCATCCATCCTCTTTGTTCACATACAACTCTTTGAGCCTCAGCATTAATAACTTGGCTAGGTACAATTTTTTCTCTACAACTATCTAAATAGTACAGCTGATTAGGGCTAATGCTGTATTTTCTGCAAACGTTCCATAATTGGTGACTCATCTGTTATATTGTTTATTTGTTTAATGTTATCTAATACTCTATGATACTTTTCTCTAAATACAGGGCAAGTTTCAATCAAATCTTTAAAGGTGTTAACTGAATGAATAACTGTAGTGTGGTCTCTCCCGTTAAGATATTCTCCAATAGTCTTAAGAGAGTAGCTCATATTTCTAGCTAAAAAGCAGAAAATAGACCTTAGCTCAGTGATTTCTCTTATTCTAAGCTTTTGCTTTAAATGCACCACTTTATGGTACTTAATAGGTAAAAATGGGGTAAAATAAGATTCTAATTCATCCAAGGTGATTAATGCCGCTTTATCTGATTCATCTGTAATCAGGTTAATTTTGGTTAAAACCACAGGATAGTACTCAAATTTGTTAAAAAAGTCTTCTTTAAAACTGTCTATAAGCTTTTTCTCTAAACGGCTGGCGTATTGTTGTTGGTTCATATATAGATTTTATGTTCACAAATGTAGATAATTTCCTGAATATTTCGTATATTATATTGTAGGGATTATACAAATTCTACATGTTCTAAGTTTATATTTTAAATTATTTATACAATGGCTAAAAAGTTTTATGCCCAGAAAGATTATCTAGGCTTCCCTATTCCGGGTACAATGATGTCTGTTGAGGCACCACGTAATATTCCTGCAGATACTATCAGTATCCCTGCTGAAAACGTTGCAGCTGGTGCTGGACAAGCAGTGGTTAAACAACCTTCAGGCTTACGTTATTTTGTACGTAAAGATTCAACTGGTAAAATCATCCCTAACTCATTGACTATCAGCTTAGTAAAGCCTCAAGGATCAGTGTATGAGTTTAAGGTGTTAAAAACAGCATAATCTTAACTAAAAATGACTAAAGAGAATCCTTCTATAGCTGCATTTAAAGTTTGGGTATTCCCAACACTTGTATCATTAGTTAGTTTACTCATCTGGAATGATGTAAACGAGATTAAATCTGATGTAAAGTTGTTAATGGCTCAGTCTAATATAGACAAAACCCGTATTGATAACTTAGAGCGTCAGATATTTAAAACATCTTCTGCTCCTTTAGCTCCTAGTAATCAACGTGTTGAGTATCAACAACTTGTAGCTATATTGCCTGATAATAAATTTAAAACTACTAAGTATGAATTTTAAGGATTGGGTTTTAGATCTTTTCAAAGATGAGCGTGGATCTACCTCTATTAAACCAGTGGTAGGTTTTATGTGTGCATTATTTCTATGTGTTACATTAACAGCTAATAGTTTCTCTCATGGTGATATTAAACCTTCAGATGCTTTGGTAGATGCTGTAATGTTTATATGTATAGCTGCTATAGGTGGTGATACTGCGGACAAGTTTTCACATAAAAAAAAGCCAAATGAAATATCTTAGTATAATAATAGTTATATTAATAGTAGTGCTGTTCTTCCAACAAGGAGGATGTGGCTACGTTAATTTTAACGGTAAGAAATCAGATACAACTGTTGTACATGATACTAGTTGGTCTGTACATGATACAACTAT